CAGACGACGTGCGAAAGCGACTCGATCTGCTCCGCGCAGGTGAATCGGGCGACGCAGATCGCGAAGCCACCGCCGAAGCTGACGGTCACGCAGTGGGCAAACGAGCACCTGCAGCTCAGCGCGGAGGACAGCGCGGAGCCGGGCCAGTACCGAAGCGACCGGGCCCCGTATCAAAGCGGGGTGCTCGACGCGCTGAGTGACCCGACGCGCGAAGAGACGGTGCTGATGGCGTCTGCCCAAGTGGGCAAGACGCTGATGCTGAAAGCGGTGCTCGGGTACTTCATCGATCAGGACCCCAGCCCGATCCTGGTCGTGCAACCCACGCTAGAGATCGGCGAGGCGTTCTCGAAAGACCGCCTGGCACCGATGGTGCGAGACACGCCCCGGCTGCGCGGCAAGATCGCGGATCCGAAGAGCCGCAACAGCGGCAACACGATCCTTCACAAGACGTTCCCCGGGGGTCATCTGACCATCGCGGGCGCGAACTCGCCGGCGTCGCTGGCATCGCGACCGATCCGGGTCGCGTTGTTCGACGAGGTCGACCGATACCCGCCGAGCGCCGGCGCCGAGGGCGATCCGGTCAATCTCGGCAAGGCGCGCACGAAGACGTTCTGGAACCGGCGCCTGTTCCTGTGTTCGACGCCGACGCTGGCCAGCACATCGCGCATCAACCGCGCGTGGCTGGCTTCGGACATGCGGCGGTTCATGCTGCCGTGTCCGCATTGCGCCGGCGAACAGTGGCTGAAATGGGCGCAGGTGCAGTGGGTGAACGAGGATCCAGACACCGCGCAGTATGCGTGCGAGCACTGCGGCGCGCTCTGGACCGAAGGCGAACGCGCCCAGGCGCTGCAGCGCGGACGGTGGGTTGCCGAGCACCCAGACCGCAAGGTCGCAGGGTTCTGGCTGCCGGAGCTGTATTCGCCCTGGCGGCGGCTGGCTGAAATCGTTCGCGCGTTTCTGGACGCCAAGGGCGCGGCGGACACGTTGAAGGTGTTCACCAACACCAGCCTCGGCGAGGTCTGGCAGGACGACGAAGGCGAGAAGGTCAGCGCGGAATCGCTGCCCGGTCGTCGCGAGCACTACGGTCCGGACAGCGTGCCCGATGGCGTGGTCGTCGTGACCATGGCCATCGACGTCCAGGACGACCGCCTCGAGATCGAGTGGAAGGGCTGGGGCGTCGGCGAAGAGTCGTGGTCGCTGGACTATGCCGTGCTCGCAGGCGACCCCGGTCGCGACGAACTCTGGCAGCGCGCAGCGGATCACCTCGACCGCACGTTCACGCGCGAGGACGGCGCGGTGCTCGGCGTGTATGCGTGCGGTCTCGACACGGGTGGCCACTACACCAAACAGGCTTACGAGTTCGCACGCAAGCATCGCTCGCGGGTCTACGCGCTCAAGGGTCGCGCGGGTGCCGGCATGCCGCTGGTGAAGCCCGGCGGCAAGGTGAAGAAAGCCGGGATCAAGCTCTGGATCGTCGGCACCGACACCGCGAAGGAACTGATTCTGAAATCGCGACTGGCCATCACAGAGTCGGGTCCGGGCTACATGCACTTTCCGGTGTCGACGCAGTATGGCCAGGCGTATTTCGACCAGTTGACAGCCGAGCGATCGGTCACTCGATACAAGTTCGGCCAGCCCTATACCGCGTGGCACCTGCCCAGCGGTGCGCGAAACGAAGCGCTCGACCTGAACGTCTACGCCCTCGCAGCGCTGGCGATCAGGCGCCCGAACCTGAAAGCGCTCGCGGAGCGCGGTGGCCTCACGGCACGACCGAAGCGCACCAAGGCGGACGACCAGCCGCCCAGCAACAACACACCGGTGCCGGCCCCGCCGCCACCGAAGCCCACGAAACCGAAACGCCCGACGCAGGGCGGATGGATGAGCAGATACCGATGAGCGCCTACACCCGCGCGCAAGCGCAGGCGAAGCTCGACGCATTGATGGCCGCCAATGAATCGGCATCGCTGTCGGTGCGCTACGCCGACCGCCAGGTCACGTATCGCAGCGCGGGCGAGATCATCGACCTGATCAACTACTGGCGACGCGAGGTCGCGCGGCTGTCGCGTGTGGCAGCCGGTCGTCCGAGCCTGTCGGTTCGACTGGCGGACTTCCGATGAACTGGCTGACGAAGATCATCGCCCCGATTGCGCCGGGGTGGGCGCTGGCGCGCGCGCGGTCCGCGCATGCGCTGAAGGCCTTCCACGAGGTGGCCGAGCCCAGCCGGTTGCGCAAGGCCCGCAACGACAAGGGCAGCGCCAACGCCCAGACCCAGCGCAGCGCCGAAAAGCTGCGCGCGATGGCGCGCCACATGGAAGAGAACCTGGACATCGCCACCGGCGCACTCGATGTGCTGGTCGCGAATGTCGTCGGGCGCGGCATCCGGCCCGAGCCGCAGGTCAAGAACAAGGACGGAACGCTGGCCACCGAGGTCAATGACCAGATGTTGAAGCTGTTCGAAGACTGGCGATTCAAGCCGGAGGTTACGCAGCAGCACGACTACTTCGAAGTGCAACGCCTGGCCGCCCGATCATGGTGTCGCGACGGCGAAATGCTGTCGCAGCTTCTGACAGGGCCGGTACCGCAACTCGAACACGGCACAAAGGTCCCGTTCTCGCTGGAACTGCTCGAAGCCGATTACCTGCCGTTCTCGCTGAACGACGACGCAAAGGGCATCGTGCAGGGTATCGAGGTCAACAGCTGGCGACGGCCGCGGGCCTATTGGCTCTACAAGGGACACCCGGGCGACGCCGGCACGGTATCGGCCGAGACAAAGCGGGTCGAGGCGAACCGGATTGTTCACCTGAAATTCGTGCGCCGGATTCACCAGCTGCGCGGCATCACGGTGTTCGCGTCGGTGCTTGGTCGACTGGACGACATCAAGGAGATCGACGAGTCCGAACGCATCGCCGCGCGTGTCGCTGCGGCCATGGCGGCGTTCATCAAGAAGGGTACCCCGGATGACTACGCCGCATCCGACTATAACGCCGACGACGTGCGCACGATGGAATTCGCGCCCGGCATGGTGTTCGACGACCTGCGCCCAGGCGAGGACATCGGCACGATCAATCCGAATCGGCCGAACAACGCCCTGATCCCGTTCCGCGACGCGCAACTGCGCAGCGGCGCGGCCGGGCTCGGCACTACCTATTCCTCGCTGTCGCGCAACTACAACGGCACCTATAGCGCCCAGCGTCAGGAGCTGGTCGAAGGGCACAGCCACTACGCCACGCTGGCCGGCACCTTCGTGCATCAGTTCTGCGAGCCGGTCTGGTGGGCGTTCGTCGATGCCGCCATCGCCGCGAACCTGCTCAAGCTCGGTGGCGTCGACATGGAAACCATCTACGACGCGACCCACGCCACGCCACCGATGCCGTGGATCGATCCCGTCAAGGAAATCACCGCCAACGAAATGGCCGAGAAGCGGCTCTACAAGTCGCGCAGCCAGATCATCCGCGAAGCGGGTCGAAACCCGACCCAAACCCTGCAGGAAATCGCGCGCGACCGCGACGAAGCCGAAGCATTCGGCCTGCAGCGCGAAGACGCACCGGCCACCGCGCCCGTGCCACCCACTCCGCCGAACGACGGCGAGTAACACAAGGACCTGAACGATGATCAAGGTGCAGGCGAAAGCCAACGGCACCGCCGAGGTGTTGATCTATGGCCCCATCGGCGAGGACTGGTACGGCAACGGCGTCACCGCCAAGCAGTTCCGCGACGACCTCAAGGCCGCCGGAGACGTCAGCGAAATCGTGGTGCGCGTGAACTCGCCAGGCGGCGAAGTGTTCGACGGCATCGCGATCTACAACGAACTGCGCGCCCACAAGGCCCGCAAGATCGTGCAGGTCGATGGCTACGCCGCCTCGATCGCGACCGTCATCGCCATGGCGGGCGACGAGATCGTGCTCGGCACCGGGACGGCCATGATGATCCACGGTCCGTCGACGTTCGCTTGGGGCCCCGCCGACACGATGCGCGAAACCGCCGACATGCTCGACAAAGTCGCGGTCGGCATGGTCGACGCCTATGCCCGGTTCAACAAGACGCTGGCGCGCGAGGACATCGAAGCCCTGATGACGGGCGGAGACCACTGGTACACCGCCGCCGAGGCCATCAAGGCCGGATTCGCCACCCGCATGGCGGAAGAGCAGGAACCCACCGATTCGACCGAAGCCACCTCGGCCTTCAAGAAGGCGTTCGCCCAGGTCCGCGAGCAGTTCAGCGCACCAACGCTGCGCATTGCCGCACAACTGAATCCGCCAGCCTTGGCGGTCACCCCGGCCATTCAGGCCACCCCGAAAGAGGAAAGCGTTATGACTCCTGAACAGATCGAAGCTGCCAAGGCTGCCGCGCGCGTTGAAGCGCTCCAGGCCGAAGCCGCCCGCGTGAGCGAGATTCGCGCGATGTTTGGCCCGCACGGTGTCCAGCACCTCGGCTTGATGGCCGAATGCGTGGGCGATCAGTCGTGCACCGCCGCCGACGCCAGCAAGAAGCTTCTCGCTGCCATGGCCGCCGACGCCACCCCGACCGCTGGCCAGACCCACAACGTGCTCGACCAGCGCGACAAGTTCGTCGCCGGCGCGTCCAACGCCATCCTCGCGCGCATCGATCCCGGCACGGGCGGCGAGAAGCTGCAGGCCGGCAACGAGTTCGCTGGAATGGGCTTGAAGGCGCTGATCCGCGTCGCGCTCCGCAATGCCGGCGTGTCCGGTGCGGATCGGCTCGAAGGCTCGGCACTGGCCGCCAAGCTGTTCGCCTCGCACTCGGGCAGCGACTTCCCGTATCTGCTCGCGAACACCGCGGCCAAGCTGTTGCGCGCCAGCTATGCGAACGCGCCGACGACCTGGCAGCAGTGGGCCCCCACGCTGTCGGTCTCGGACTTCAAGCAGCACAGCATCGTCAGCCTGTCGGCATTCTCGGACCTCGCCACCAAGGCCGAAGGCGCGGAATACACGCAGGGCACCCTGTCGGAATACCGCGAGACGATCCAGGCGTCGACGAAGGGCCGCTACATCGGACTGACGCGCGAGATGGTCGTGAACGATGACCTCGGCGCATTCACCCGCCTGGCATCCGCGCTCGGCTGGGCAGCTGCGAACTCGGTCGACAAGGCGGTTTACACCTA